GTCCAGCCACGCCCAGGATCACCCGCCCGCGCATCGCAACCGCCAGCGTCGCCTGCACATTCGCCGGCATCCCCATCGCCCGCTCAAGCTCGGACGCATCCGGTGCAGTTGACCGTGGCACGAGCACCTCGAAAAACGGTTCGATTGGCCCGGTCACCTCGTAAATCGCCTCGGTCCCGTTGCCGCCGGTCCTGACCGACGATATGGCCCCGATTCGGCGCAGGGTCACGATGGAGTTCCGCAAGTCGGCCACGCGGGAATCAGGCATGGCGGTGCGAATCGTCTTGAGGCGGGTGTGTCCGGCTGCGATGGCTCGGAGCACGTCGCAGGATCGCAGGCGCGAGACTAGGTAGGCGTCGTGGTTCATGCTGTCACCCACGATTCATACGGCGCATGCAGCACCCGCGATTTCGACTCTCGTTGCGGAGTCGGCTTCGACAGGGTTTGCTTGGCGAATTGCACAGCCGCATCACAATCGTCCACGCGGATCTGGATCTTCGTGATGTCAGCGCGGGCGCTATCGAACACTCGCAACGCCCTGGCCAACGTGTCGCGGGTTTCGTTCGCAGACGCTTTGCGTTGATTGACTTGCCGCACAAGCGCCATTGCGCTCGGGGTCATGCGGTCGAAGTCGAGCAGGCATAGCGCGCGGTATTGCCGACACACGAAATCCGCGTCCTCGCCGACCATCATCATCAGCGCAGCCGCCAGCTTGACCGGAGCGGATGAGAAATACCGGCGCGCAGAATTGCACTGTCCAACCAAGTATTCGACGTAATCCATCAGACCGTCGTCGGCGACTTGCCTCATCTGCATGATCGTTGGCTTGGATGTGCCGGTGACGTATTGCGCGGCCAGTCTGATCACGTCGGTAATGTTTCGATCCATCCGCATCCGATCTGCGTAGCTGCGGGTCGCGCCGCAGTCGATCACCTCGTACACGTTCGTCGGCAATCCCGTGGTCACTGACATCCGCACCGCAATCCCGGCTTGCACGATGGCATGCAGCCGATGATGCCCGTCGACCAGCGTCCCGGCGCGGTCAAACGCGATGCCCTGATGGCTGGTCTGCCACTCGCCGCGCAGCATCGCCGCCGCAAATAGCTTGACGTTACCTGCCCGGATATTTCGATTGCCTGCGCTGGACGCGAGCATCTCTGCGGCCATCTGCGGCGTAACTGCAACGTAGTTCGTTTCCTCGCTTGCTGTCGTCAATCTCATGACTTTCCCTCGTTGTTAGGTTTCCCAAACTTCCCCGCCGCCCGGTCCATCACGGCTTCCCAATCCTCGCGCATGCGGTACACCTTGCCGTCGACCAGTACCGTTCCGTGCTCGAACTGATCGCGGGCGGCTTGGGCTTCGGCGGTCATGCGGTCGATGAGCGATCCTTTTCCAAGGGTATCGAACGTCCAGCCCATTCCGTTTTCTCGTACTCCGCTATCCATTTCCCATGCCTCCTGCGACAGATGAAACCAAGGTAGGCCGAGCGAATGGCACGTAAGCCTCTGGCCGTTGCTGCGGCGAATCTAGAAATTGAAAGCTGGCCGTATCGAACCACAGCCACTTGCGCCCTTCCCAATCCCCGTATCGCTGCTTCTGGCACGACAGAATCACGTCGGCTTCGTCCTTCAGTTCCTCGGGCTTCTCCTCTTTCCGCTTGTTGCGCCACACGTTCAGCAGTGTGCAGGCCAAATCCGTAATCGAACCGGAGCCTTTTACGTCCATCTTGTCCGCTCGCTCGTGCTCGCTTTCCAGCTTCCTCGAATGCGTAATCAGGAACACGATTGCTTTGTGCTGGATGGCGAAATCGCACAGCTTTTCTACCCATAGTTTTTGCGCCCCGTAGTCGTCATCCGCGATACCACACTTGGCAAGGGAATCGATTGCGAATACCGAAATCCCATAGCGCCGCCGTGCGTAGGTGAAGACCTCGATAAGCCGGTTCGTATCCGCAGTCCCGACCCGATCAAACGCCCATAGCTTGTCGCCGTACCACTTCGATATTGCCCGGATGTACGGTATCGACGGTTCACGCACGGCCCCGGCTTGGTTCGTCAATCGTCGCAGCCACTTCGCTACGGGCATTTCGAGCGATGCGATGCACACTCGCTCATTGCGATGCATTGCTTCGAGCATCAAATGTCCGAGCACCTGGGATTTGCCGTGGCCATTGATGCCGTTCAAGATCACAACTTCGGACGGTCGAAAGATCAACTTTCCGTGCAACGACGGCCACGGTGTAGGGATGCCGACGAATTCCCCCTCGGGCGGGTAGAACTCACGAACCACATCGTCCGCATAGTCCGCAGCCGACCGCAGTTCAGGCGGATCTATCGACTTCGATGCCTTGATGCATGCTGCGAATCCGGCAGAATCCATGCCTGCACAGAGCGCCTCGTTTACATCGTTCGCAGGCAACGACACGACCCGGCAACGATCCGTTCCGAGACGTTCAGCCACCAGTGCGGAACCCTTACGCCCCGCCTCGTCTTCGTCGAACGCGACGTAGATCACGTCGAACCGATCAAGATTCGGGTACTCGATTTCGACCCACTGCATCCCGCTTGCGCCGTTCGGGACGGACAACGCAGGCATGCCAAGCTGGTACGCCGACATGGCATCAATCTCGCCCTCGCACAGCACGACTTCGCGCGCATCTGCTGGCACGCATTGCCAGCCGAACAACAACGGTTCGCAGTCGGTTTCCATCCGCATGATCTTTTTCCCTTGCGGACGATCCACACGCAACCACTTCGCGTTGAGCAGTTCGGTTCCTCGCAGGTACGGGAGCAGGATGTCTTCGCCGTCGTCTGAAGCGCGGACCTTGAACGCTCGCAACGTCTCTGCCGTGAGTCCTCGGCTGGCGAGGTAGGAAGCAACCTTGCCCTCTGCGGGCCTGTGCGTCACAGTCGGCTTTCGATACTCCTTCGGCTGATGCGCTTGAAAGGTCGGCTCTTGTACGCCGAGAAATTCGGTCGCTTCCCGCATCGCATCCCGGAGCGATACGCCTCGCGCCTGCATCCACAAGCCGATCAGGTCGCCGCCCTTATCGTCGCTGGAAAAGTCCTTCCACACGCCCGCCTTGGCCCCGGTGAGATGCACACCGAGACTGTCACCGGCACCGCCTTGAACCGATCCGCAGCGGTACTCCGATCCTTCACGCTTGCCACCTGGGCACAGGAATTCGGCAACACGCCCGACATCCTTGGCCAGCATTGCGGCGAGTTCTGAGGCTCTCATAGCCGCTCCGGGGGAATGGATGAAACCGTTGTTTTTGCATGTGTGTGCCCGTTGATTGGGAACAAACCCGTCCATCCGCGTTGCGTAGATCGGTTCAAGATTTCCTCCGGGTCATCACCAAGCGCCCGGAGTTTTTCCAACTCCCTGACGGCGAGATTCAACGCATGCTCGGTGTTCGGCGTGCGCTTCTTCGCTCGCATCATCACCCAACCTTCCCAAGCCTGCTGCGGAATCCAGTCCGGCAACGAAAATGGCGCTTGCGCCTTGTTTTTGACTTTCTTTGGTTCTTGGTTATTGGTTATTGGTTCTTGGCTATTGGGAGTATTGCCTTCGTACTGCGTTGATAATACGTTCGTATGTTCGTTCGTAGATACGTTCGTATCGGTTCTAGTATTGCGTTCGTTCGTCCATCGCTTTTCGACCGATGCCCTAGCCTTATCCGATTTCGCCTGCATCCGTAGGATTTCCGCATCGCATCGACGCTGCGTGTAGCCTGCATCCGTAAGCGTGAAGAACTCGTTCAGCATGTCGGAAACCGCTTTGCGATCTTGCTTCGTGAATGCGCGCACGAGCCGGTACAGCTTGGTCATGTCGGATGTAAGAGGCGCTTCGGTCGAGTAATAAAGATCGATGAGTCGCCGATACGCACCGTCCTCGATCATGGAAAGGTGCGCCGTGTCCTTGGCGTAGTCGCCTATATGGTGCGGGTAGTAGTTCACGAGCAATCCACCTCTCTTAAAACATACCGGCCTTTGCTGTTCTTCGCCCAACCGTGGACGATGATTCGCCACCCTGCCTTGCGCACCGCTGCGACGTTCTCGTGCTCTGCGATCTTGTTCACGCGCGCCGAGACGTTGCGGCCGCTCGTGGTTTGCACAGCTAACGTCTCGTTCTCGCGGATCGCCAGCAAGTCCACAAAGCCGAACAGATCCACGCGACGACGCGCCCACTGGTTCCAATGCTCCACGATGGCAACCGTGTAGCCTTGTTCCTCTAGAAGCGCCTTAGAACGCTGCGTGGGGCTGGCCATCGCTCAGACGACGTAGCAGATGCGGCCACGGTAGGGGTTGCTAAATGGGATGTCGCTGTCCATATCCTGCACCGCCTGCATCGCCGTCTTCGCCGCAACCGGAGCACGTTCCGCAGGCTCACCCGATGAGCCCGACTTGCTGCCGAGCATCTTCATCTCGTTGACGATCACCTCGGTCGTGTACCGCTTCACGCCGTCCTTCTCCCACTCGCGCGTCTGCATCTTGCCCTCGATGTAAACCTGCGATCCCTTCTTCAAATACTCGCCGCAGATTTCGGCCAGCTTGCGGTACACCACGCAGCGAACCCACTCGGTGCGCTCCTGCTTCTCGCCGTCCTTCTTCCAAGTTTCGGTGCAGGCGATGGAAAATTTGCAGACCGGATCACCGTTTGGAAGATGTCCCAATTCTGGATCGCGGCCCAGGTTGCCGATTGCGATGACTTTGTTCAGTGATGCCATTTCATTTCTCTCCGTTAATCCGTTCAACCGTGACCCGATACCCACACGCGTTCATGGTCCTCAAAAACAAGTCAACCCTCGGCATCGTCCCATCCACCTCCCACTTGTAAATCGGCGTGTGCCCGATGTCCGCCGCATACGCCAGCCGCGACCGTGACATCCCACTGACCCGCCGCGCGCGCCGGATCACGTCTGCGGGCGTGCGTGGCTCGCCGTCGAGATAGATGACCGTGGCGCGGTCCTGTGCTTCGGCCACACATGCGGGGCAGTCGCGCTGATACCAAACACGATGGATCGTGCAGAAGCAGTCGTGGGTTTTCACCAGCCTGCCCCATACACATACCCAGTCCTGTACGGCCTCGGCGCAATCACCCCCGACTTCCCGTTAGGCTTGACCCGCACCGGCCTCGGCGCATCCTCCGTATCGGCCGCACGGTGGAACCAATAGTGAAGCGCGCCGGTTGAGACGGACAGACGCTCCGAAATCTGCTTCGGTGTCAGCCCTTCAGCACGCAGGCGCAGGGCTTCGGCGCGGGTTTCAAGGGAATGGTATTTGGCGCGGGCTGCGGTCATTTCGACGCCTCCCCCGGCTTGCTCGCATCAATCACCGCCTGCAATGCGACGGCTTCGGCGACATCGTTGCGTTCCAGCTTGCGCAGTGCCGCGTAGAGATCGAGTACGGCTAGTTGCTTGGGCGTGAGGGTGAATTCTTCTTCGGGCATTTCATAAGGTCCGTTTTCAGGGTCCGCGAAATGGACTCAATAGGGGGCGTATTACTGCGCCTTCCGGTTACTGCTGTTCTTCGGCAGACTCGGCTTCTAATGCCCGCTCAATCGCGGCCATGACGAGATCGCGTAGGAGGACTTGCCGCTGCTGGCCGGTCTTGCGAACCAGAGCGTCGATCACTTCTTTTTCGCGGTCGGAGACATAGAACTTGACCGTTGTGTCACGAACTAAAGCGCGGTTGGAATAGGTCATGACGTTTTCATTTCACGTGTTGAGGGAGGTTGTCGGCTTGCACGTTCCCTGCCGACGTTCGGGGTCTTGGCTGCGACGGAGGAGGTGTCGCGCGTTAACGGTGCCGGTTTGGCTGATCGGCTTACACGGACGGTCAGCCGCGCCCACGTGGTCGGGCGTTGGTTTCATGCTGCGGCTCGCTTCTCGGCCTTGGCCTGCTTCCGGAAATACTCCGCAAGCGCCTCGATACGTCGGATGCCGGGGTCCGGAAACTGGCCGGTCGCAAACTTGGTGAGCCAGGAGTAATAGCCCGAAGGGTTGTCGGGCTGCATGTCGCGCGCGATCTGCGGATATGTGCCCTTCCGCTTGCGCAGTTCGGAGAGGACGGAATCCATAAGTGAGGTAGCCATGTCTGCATCGTGCCACGAGTCGCAGATTTCTGCAACTAGAAAATGCAGCACCCTGCAACCGCTAGGCGTTACCGTCTCAACCATGGGAATCAAGCTGACTGTCGCCGATAACCTGGGGCGACTACAAAAGATCCATGGCGCGCCGGAGCATTGGGACGTTTACTACCAAAGCGGGCCAAAGAAAGGCAACAAGGTCGCATCGCGGACGATCCGAAATGCGCTCGATCCCCTACATCAAGAAATGCCGTCGCTCGTCCTCATCGAAGCTATCGCCATCCGATTCAAGCTCACGACGGCCGAGCTACTGGTCGACTGGAAGCACGATCGGATCAAACTCATTGAGCGCGTAATGGCCGTCAAGCCTGACGAAAAATCAGACGCAAAGACGCGTACGGAATCCGTACGACCGGGAGAACGCGCTTCTCACTTGTAAGAATTACCGGTTGGTATTGTTTTTGCTGCCTGAATCCGGGTAGGGCAATCACCATGCCCAATAATTCGGAGGAAGGTTGATGAAGGCGCAGCCAAGATTTCACTGCCGCTTGCGCGTTGCAATGGGCGCCAACGGAATGAAAACGGCCGAGGATCTCGCCAAGGCGACGAAACTCTCTCGGGCCAAGGCTTACCGCCTACTGGCCGTAAACGAGGCCACAAGAATCGACGCGTTGACGTTGTTTCGTATCGCCGACGCTACGCAATTTAGCTCGCGCTGGCTCCTTTCCGGGGTAGGAACGCCGTCCATCCGCATGGCAACAACGCCGGATGAGCAATGGATGATCGACGCTTACCGTAGGCTGTCGAACGACGACCGCACCATCATCCGGGGTGCCCTCACCCAACTGACGACGCGCGCCTAGCACGTCTCGGACCTGAGACAGAATTCTCACGTCCGAAACTTTTTGTCTTGCGGTTGCAGAATTCTGCTTGACAAGAATTGCAGATTCCTGCGACCATTACTCATCGCCAACGCAGGAGATGAGCAGATGAAAGCAGCGACCGCCCCCACCAAGCAGTACGGCGACCGACGCGCAAACGGCCCCGAACTCGCGCAGGTCATCGCCCAAGCCGACGCCCTCATAGCCGAGACCGCGCCCCGTCTCGACCGCGTCATGCTCACGTCTCGCCGCAGCGGTGCCTGCGATGCCGTGCTGGAGGCGTCCCGGTTGCTGCGGATGAACGGCCAGCAGGCGGCGGCGGATCTGCTCATCAACGCAATGGCGTCTATCGTGGATCGGGTGCAGTCATGACCCCCGCCCAAATCGCAGCCATGCCCGTGTCTACCCCGCAGCAGTGGCAGGAGCAAGACCTTGCGGCAGCGCATGCCGTGGAACTGATCGCAATCGCCTGTGAAGGTAACGGCGATGCCTACGACGTGCTGATGACCGCTGTCGCCGAACTCCGAGCATGTGTCCGCGACATGCGCGAACGCGATGCCATCGCCGAGGCCGACGACATCGAGCGGCGGCGGTCGCCACGGCTGCCGAAGCTGCCTAAGCAGTGGCCGTTTCCGGTTGGGGCGGAAAGGGCACTGGTATGAAGGTAACGCTAAGACAGCCAAAGAAGCCAAGCGGCGCAGCGTATTCATGGGAAACCTGCCTGCCGTTCGTAGAAAACAAGCGCGGCACGCTTATCCATCGTCCGGTCACTGTCGAACGTTACAAGCACCTGCGAACGCCGTACCTCGCTGTCCATTATTGGTGCGGTAACGGAGCGAATGGACACGGCATATTCACGTTCCTAGCATCGCCTCCAAATGAAAAACTCGTCTGCGAAAAGTGCGAGGTTGCTGCGGTACTCGCGGGGCTTCCTTCGGCAGACAGAATCTGCGGCAGGCATGTCCACAAAGGACATACGAAGCCGATTCAAACGTGTTGCCAGGACGCCGAAATCGCACAGGAGCCACGCTCATGACCCCCACCATCCAAGCAATGCAGCACCACGGAGGCCGCTTCGTGCGGTCCCTAGCAGCAGCATGGCTCGCCGCAGACGAGTCAAACCGGGCTCGAATCGAGGCGGCGTTTCCGGAACTGTTCATTCGGTACGAGCGGATTGCAGCGTTGACGGAGGTGACGGCGTGATACGCAAAGGCTCTGGTGAATTCACGTTCTACGTCGAAGTGGACGACGGAAAAGAAGTACCTATTACCGTCAAGTGGCGTGGCTACTCCGATTCCGGGCAACTGTCCGGTCCACCGGAAAACTGCTACCCGCCCGAAGGCGAAATGGAACTGGACTACGAGTTGCCAAGCAATGCCTTCGATAGCGTCGAAAAACTGCATGAGCAAATCGAACAAATGGCCTACGACAATCTGATGGAGTATGAGCGATGACCCAAACCATCCGCCAACTAAGGGAGCTTCGCAGCATGGACACCAGCAACCATACGCTCAGATGGAACCGCAGCATGCAAGACGCAGGCATGGTCGGCGGCATCGACGACGACGCGCCGACGGGTGCCGCTGTAGCCTGGGGACTCGGATGCGCGTTCGTGTTCGGCGCAATCCTGCTCGCATGGTGGCTGGCATGAGCATCGACCGAGTCATAGCAACGGTGGCGGTGATCGGGTGCTTGTGGCTGTTCAGCACAGCAGGCATCTGGGGGCCGATCGTCGATAGCGTGGAATGCAGTGCGCCGAAGGTCGGCAAGCGGGTGCAGTTGTGAGCGAATACACCCACAGCAGCTACTACGCATCGGATGCGGTTAACTGGTCCACGCTGAAATACATGCGCGACAGCCCGCTCGTGTACCGGCATCGCCTCACGCAAGGCACCGAAGACACGCCCGCTTATGCAATGGGGCGACTGACGCATACGCTCGTGTTTGAGCCTGAGAAGTTCCAGGCTGAATACGCGATATGGGAAGACGGTGACCGGCGCGGGTCTGCGTGGAAGGAATTTCAAGTGGCGAACGAAGGGAAGACGATCTTCAAGCCGAACGAGATCGGAACCGCAGTAGCGATGGCGGATGCAGTCAAGCGGCATCCGCTTGTGACGCACTACCTCGACGGCGGTCTATTTGAACACGCGATTTACTGGACGGACCCGGATACCGGATTGCCATGCAAGGCGCGACCGGATTGGATCATTCCCGAGCGCCGGATGCTGATCGACTTGAAGACGTGCCAGAGCGCGGAGTCTCGCCGATTCGGGTCTGCGGCTGGACGGTATGCGTATCACCTCCAGCTTGCGCATTACGCCAACGCGATCACTTACGGACTCGGATGGGCTCCGAACGCGGTCAAGATCGTGGCCGTCGAGAAGGAAGCGCCGCATGATGTTTCGATATTCAACGTCGGCAGCGATGATTTGATGATTGCAGCAGAGGAAGTGGCTGAACTGTTGCGCGCGGTGAAAACATGCCGACAGACGAATAGCTGGCCCGGTCGTTATCTTGAGGAGCAGCCGTTGCAGTTGCCCTCGTACATCAACGGAGAGGTGGAGTTTGAATATGAATGAAGTGATCGACATCAGCAGCACGATTATCCCGAAGAGCGACCAGCTTAACGCCGAGCAGTTGCTATCCGACAATCTGACCATCACCGTGACGCGCGTCGAGGTTGGCAGCAGCGCCGAGCAGCCGGTGTCCGTCTACTATGAGGGAGACAAGGGACGCCCGTACAAGCCCTGCAAGACGATGCGCAAGCTGTTGGCGTATGCCTGGGGCGTGAATGCCGCAGAATGGATTGGGCGCTCGATGACGCTCTACAACGACCCGGAAGTGAAGTTCGGTGGCGAGCAAGTCGGAGGAATCCGCATCAGCCACATGACCGACATCAAGGCCGACATTCGCGTATCGCTGACCACAACGCGCGGGAAAAAGGCCGCGACATCGGTGCGCAAGATGGATCGGCCCGCATCGGTGGATCACGTCGGACTCATCAATGCCGCCGCCGATATGGACGAACTGAAGGCCGCATTCAAGGCCGCGATTGCATCGACTAAGGATCGGTCGTTGATGGCTTGCTACACGGAAGCGAAGGATGCCCGCAAGGCCGCACTGTCCGCGCCGACTGATCCGACGCCCGAACCCGCCGACGCCTGAGAGAGACGATGATGCCATCACGAGAACCCATGATCCGCGCGGCTGAAATACTGGAGCGCGAAGCAAAAGATATTAAGGATGCACATTTCATTGATGGCAAATGGCTCTTAGAGCGGCTAAGGGCAGATCACCACGAAATGCTCGCCATCGCGGCCGAACTGCGGAGGGCTGCGGGATGAGCTATTGTAGATTCAGCAGCAGCGGAGATGGAAGCGACGTGTATTGCTACGCACACTGCAACGGTGGGTTCATAGTGCATGTCGCAGCGAACCGTCATGTTAGTGACCAGCCAAAGCCGGAACCGATGGAGTTAGCGATGGAACGATCCGTTGACGAGGTGATGGCGAACTATGCGCAATGGAAAGTGTGGTTTAAGACGACCACGATAGAGCCGATTGGGTTGGCTCATGACGGCGAGGACTATGCTTTTGACACTGCCGACGAGGCGGCAGACAAGCTCGAAGATTTGCGCTCCCTTGGTTACAAGGTGCCGCAGGATGCGATCGTCGCGCTACGGGCCGAGGCGAGCGCATCGTGAGCGAGCGGCTGACCGCGTCGGAGGTGTCTCCATGTGGCTGACTGACGCCGAACTGGCCGACCTCACCCACAAGGCCAAGCCATCCGCCCAGGCTCGTGCGCTGCGAGCGATGTCCATCCCGTACACTACCCGTCCAGACGGCACCCTAGTCGTGCTGCGGAGGAACCTCGATGCGTCCACGGAAAACAGACCGGCATCTCCCGCCCTGCGTTTACCTACGCCACGGCTCGTATTGGCTGGTTCGCGGAGGTAAGTGGCGCAACCTTGGGCGCGACCTCCCGACCGCCCTACAGGCTTACGGCAAGGCGTACACACGTCCAGCCGGGACAATGCCTGCCCTGATCGAGATGGCGCTAGAGGCGAAGCGTAAGCACGTCAAGCCGAACACGTTCAAGCTATACGAAGGTGCAGGCCGGAAGCTCGCCGAGATCCTGCAACAGTTCTCACCGGAAGAAGTGACTCAGCGAGACATTGTGCAGATCCGCATGGCGTTGTCGTCAACGCCCGGTGTGGCGAATCAGTGCCTATCCGTGCTGCGGATGGTGTTCCAGTACGCTCTAGAGCATCAGTTGCTTGATACGAACCCGGCAGTCGGCATAGGTCGAGTCAAGCAGGTAGCCCGCGACCGGCTGCTGGCCCAGGACGAATACGACCGCATCTACGCGAAGGCCACGCCGAAGCTGCGCGTTACGATGGACCTCTGTTTTCTCACCGGGCAGCGCATCGGCGACGTGCTGGCAATCCGCTACACGGACATCACGGACGCAGGCATTGCGTTCAAACAGATCAAGACCGGGGCGAAGCTCGTGCTCGGCTGGACACCCGAACTTCGGGATGCGGTCGACCGTGCCAAGTCCCTGCACGGCAACGTCAGAGCCTTCACCTTGCTCCACGGCAGCAAAGGCAAGCCGCCGACCTATTGGGCCGTACGCGATGCCTGGGATCGCGCCGTAGCTGCTGCTGGCGTGCCGAACGCGCACATTCACGACATACGCGCGATGTCCGCTACCGCCGCAGAGGAAGCCGGTATAAATGCCACTGCGCTACTTGGCCACACGTCGCCCGCGATGACCAAGCGTTACCTGCGAAGCAAGAAAACTCCGGTCGTGCAGGGGCCGAGTTTTGGACGAGTCATAAATGGGAAGACCAAGAAAGCATAATCCCGGCCTCCCGCGTGGAGTGTATTTCCGCCACGGCGCGTACTACCGAGTTCTGTCCGGGAAATGGATTCGGCTTGGCAATTCTACGGCCGATGTTGATCGGGAGATGGGCGAAGAAGCGATCCTGACCCCTGCCTACGTAGAAGAGGCAACCACGATGTGTCAGCGCGCTTTCAGTCGGGCAAAAAGCAATGCCAAGGGGCGCAGGCGATTGCCATTCACCATTACAAAGCACGAAGTGATGACATTGCTGCAAGCGTCACACTGGCGCTGCGCAGTCTCCGGCGCGCTGTTCTCAATGGAATTGGTAAACGGACGCAGGCCGTTTGCCCCGAGCCTCGACCGGATAGATTGCAATCGCGGGTATGAGCCTGACAATTGCCGCGTCGTGTGCGTCTTGGCAAACCTCGCCATGAATGCTTACGGTGAAGCCGCCCTGTGGCGACTGTTTTCTCCGAAACAGCACAGAGTATTAGACATTGTGCGATCCAGATTAGAAACACGCCCGCAAGGCGTTGATACGTAGAACATTTTTTTCGCCGCAAATACTGCCGCAGTTCTTGACCGAAACGCAGCAACGGCATTGATTCGATTATGGAAACACGAACCGCTGTCCAATACTTTTATCGCGAAGAATCGCCCTGTGCGCTAGGAACGGCGCGGGGCTATTCGGTAGTATTGGACGCGACTAACGCGGGTACGCCGCCACGCAACTAGCTAGCGCGGCCCGATCTCGATCTGCCTCACGAACCAGTCTAGCAAGGGTTTCGCCCATTCCGAGTAGCTCGGCCCCTGTCGGTCCGCTTGGGCCTGGACACTCTCCGGCAACGGGGGCGGCAAAGCGCACTCCTTTGACACTGTTAAAGGCGTTGCGCAGCCGGTCAAGAGAAGCATCGAAGCTAGAATCAGCGATCTTGGCACGTTCTGCATACTTTTCTCCCGACACTTTGACCGCGTTCGTCCACATGCGCAGGCGTTCGGCTTCCCTGCCCGCAGCCTGCGCCGCCGCGATCCTGTGCGACTCGATCACCGCGTTAAGTTCGCCCTTCTTGGAGTCCTGTCCGGCGTCGTACGCCCACCACAGCGCCGCGACCGCGGCGAGTGCTAGGGTGCCGATTTTGATCGCCCATGCGGGTATCGGGATCATCTTTTTGCATTCAACAGCACATGGAGCAACCCGGACGTTTGTTCTGGTGTGGCTTGGCCCGCAGATGGGTCGCCGCTTAATAGGCGAGCGAGAATAGTCGCGCGCCGATCTTGCTCAGATGCGTTTGCGTATGTCGTCGTAGACAGCAACCCATTTTGTTCTGGGGTAAGCTGAAAACTTAGCGGAGAAGCCTTCCGCAAAAGAAGCCGCAACGCTTCATTGTTTGCAACGTGCTGTCGCTCGACTTGAGACAACGGTGAAAATGGATTGATGGTCACTTTCCCGTCTTCCGTGGCCATTCCTCCTACTGTTGGGTTAGCTTTGAAGTACGCGGATTCACTTGGATATGGACTGCGTTTTTCCTGACCAAGCGCGGAAAACAACATCCCAGGTCGAGATATATTTGGGTAGCCTGTTGCCGCCCCACCAGGGGTCGACTGAAACCCAAACAAACCTAAAAGCCCACCGGAGTTATTAGGCATGGAATATCCTTTCATTGCGCCCGGCGACGTAGGACGACACGCACAGGATGCCGACTAGAGCGGCTGCGATGCCGATACGGTAGGGAAGTGGGATTAGGCCGATCACTTCCGCATCGCCTTATCCACGACCGCCAGCACGATGGCCAGCAGGATCGCACCGGCACCGATTCCGACAAGGAACGAGAGCCAGCTTGCGAGCATGCAGGAGGCGGTCACCCTTCCCTCATCATCTTCGCCAACCGCTGCGCCCTTACGCCTACCTGCCGCGCCCACAGGCTAGACAGCATGCCCTCTGAGGCTTCTTCGTAGTTGCCTGCTTTCATCGCCGCAATCGTGTTAACGAATCCTTTCAACCGTCCTAGCCCGAGGTTGAAACACATATCCGCAAGCACCTGTTGCCGAGCGTCCGTCATCTGCCGCCACCACGGCCACGTCCGGTCAAGATCGGCTTCGACGGTATCGATGTCGTGTTCGAGCAGCGCAAACGCTTCGGCCTGCGTGATCCCCACGTCGTCCAAGTTGCGGCCGACGCCAATCGTCACCTTGCCCGCCGTGCATTTGTACGGGAACAGTCGCAGACCTTCGTGGAGCACCAGCATGCTGCGGAGTTCGTCTCGGTTCACTTCTCACCCCCAATCCCAAACCGTGCGGACATGTTCTTCTCCAGCACCCGCTCCATGAAAAACACGAACCGCGTTCCCATGTGGCCGGAAATGCCGATGAATACCGCCGACAACAGCGGGTCGACCTTACCCCACTCGCAGATGTAGAACGTCGTGATGCCCGCAAACGCAGACGTTGCAATCTCGCCAAGCAATTCGGCCAAGTTGAACGGACGCGCATGACCTGCTTTAATCTTCCCGTACCACGACACCAGACCACCGAGCACGGACCAGATGACGACCCATGAGTACGTGATCCACGAATAGGACGTAGGATCTTTGGCCCGTTCGATTACCGCCGCAATCGACGCCTGCGCCTCCTCAATCATTGGACTTCTCCTTGTGGCGGTCGATCACTTGCTGACTCCTTTGGTTACTGCGAGGACTGCGACCCAACAACCGGGGCGGATTGATACAAAACTTGTTCTAAAGGACTCATGTATCGACTGGCCTGCCCGGCCATGTAAGCTCCCTCGCCCATGATTCTAGGCGATGACATGGCAGCAAGAGCCGCCGCAGCCGGGACGTTTCCAGTCATAGCAAGTCCACCAGACATCACCGAACTTGCCGCGCGTTGCATGCCTCTAGGAGTCCACTGGTTCAGGGCTTGTCCTGCGAGCGCAGGCATAAGTTCGCGCCCGCCCTGACGCTCCAGTTCTGTCATTGCAGCAGCCCGAACACCGTAATTCGTCTGCACGTTGTTCCGAAGGACAGACTGTAACTTGCGCATTGCCGTATCAGCAGATGCCCGCTGTCCTATGGATAGGCTTTTCTCAATCTCGTCGATGAGCCCTGCTGCGGTCTCATAGTCACGCATTGCCTTAGCGTATTCAGGCGCTTTGGCTTGGATGTTCCCCCACACATCCCGATACACGCCGCCAATCGCCTTGCGTACCGTCTTTTCATTGAATGGCACAGATTCCATCACTGAACCAATGCGCTGCTTTAATGCGTCCAGTCCTTCGGCAGTATGGAATTGATTTGGATCGAGACCCTTCCAATCGTCAACAATCTGCTTTACTTCCTGCAATTTTTCCAACACCTTCGGGTCTTTTGCCTGACCCTTAAATGTGTATTGGCGAATCGCACGAGTTACGGATTGATCTATCGGCGTCATATCGATAACGCTGGTATTTCCCTTCACCGGAGCCATGTTGCGAACGTACTCGTCAGACTTTATCTGACGCATAGTTGCGAGGTTCTTTCTGGCATCATCAAGAACTTCTGTCATTTGGCTTGCAACCGGGTTCTTGCCTCGCATGTTTTCCGTGAACTTCTGCGCCGTGCTTCCCCCGGCTTTCCCTGCGGAATATGCGGTGCTCAATGCAGTTTCACCGGCACCGGATTGAAGTCCGATCAGATGACGCATGCCGCCCATGATGGCGTTTGCTGCCTTCGCAACAACGGGGAAAGCGCCGCCAATCGCCGCGCCTGTTGCTGCGTTTTCAGGGTCGACCATGCCGGAGGAAACTGCGCCGGTAACTGCTCCGCCGCCAATACGAGCACCAAGATTTGTCGCTGCGTTTCCTGCGCTAGAAGTCATTCCGCCAGTTTGCAACGCAGAGACAATTGCGGGGCTAGCTCCGGCCAAACGTGCGCCACCAGCCAAAGCACTGCCTGCGCCTAGCGTTCCAGCTACTTCGCCACCTAGTTTTCCCACTTGGTAAGCACCGGACTGAGGATCAGCGCCAAGACTTCGCAACCCTTCATCAATACCAGCCCTGCGGAGTCTGTTGCTTTCCAGGGAAAACCCTTTCCCAGCCAACAGATCCTTGCCGATGTCGTAAGGCGCAAGGATGGTTGATCCAATGGAACCAGCGCCACGAATAGCGCCCGCGCCAAGATTGGCCGTCTCCTGCGTTCTCTTCAGTAGCGTGTCGACGATTTGCTGTAGGACAGACGTATCACCCACGCGGGTCGGTTCTACCGCAGCAGGCGCAGCAGTCGGCGCTTCCTGCTCGACAACCGGATCAGAAGCCCATTGTGGCGTGCTTTGTACGATAGGATCGTTTTCCCAAGCAGCCATTATTGTTTCGTCCTAGTCTTTCCATCCGGGGCGATGTACTGCGACCCACTTGGAAGCGCGTTGTAATCAGCATCGTTGGAAATTCTTGGCACAGCCCCAGGGGAATTGGTTCGCCCAGGAGTATTGGTCTCATCGGCGGTCTTTGGCTTTTCTAGGGTTTTCAGCCAATTCTGATAATGCGTCTTTATCTTTAAGAGATTGCTTCTCAACTGCGCAGGACTTTGACCGACCTCAATGGAGGAAAGCGTTGCCTGCAACATATCCAATTCCTTCACCGCCACTTGCCCAAGAGCACCCCCTGTCGGGCTTGCGTCTCGCATGGCTTGCAGTTCTTGGAAGCCGATATTGGCTTTGATCGTGTCCACTGTTTTTTCAAGGTCGTAAGCCGGTGTGCCGCGAATTCCGGCCATAGTCCCGCCAATAAAGCCTGCCGACAGAATTCCAGTGTTTTTTAATGCCTCATCGACCTTTTCTAGAACGAGATTTAATCGAGACTTGATTCCTTCGTCTCTAACTTCCTGCTTCTGAAGGTCGCGCTGTACTCTTGCTTCGGAAGCACTGACCGGCGCTCGCAATTGCTTTCCATCTGGACCCACTGCCGGACGGAAGTTGCCGCGACCATCAGTGAGCATCATCCCTTGGTCAGTCTGAACAACACTGAGTTTTTCGCCGCCGCCACCACCACCAGAAGGACGCAATGACGCCGCAACGCGGAGCATGTACTCTCTATCGGAAGCTCGCTCCCGCGCTTGTTGCGCCTCAAATGCCTGCCTTTCAGCAAGCGTTCTATTTTCTTGATCGAACCGCATCTGCATGTCTTGACGCCGCGCCTCTCTGTCGGCCATCCGCTGCTCGATTTGAGACTGACGATTAATCATCGCCTCCGGATTCAGCACGCCTTGAGACACGCCGCCAGCGATGAGGCGGTCAACATCAAGCCTCGGTGCAACACCCGGTTGCGCTGCCGGTGCGCCCTGCTCAGTCGGTCCAACGCCAAGCATCTGCCCAAGCCCGCCTTCGTCCATGCCGCCGGTTACACCTTGACCCGGAGCAACGGCAGGCTGTCCTGGCGTCATGTATTGCTCCATGTTCCGGGGCGAGAAGAATTCTTGTTTTTTTTGCGCCGCTTGCATGGCAAGGTTTCGCTCCTGAAGTTCTGCCTGCAATGCCTGCATTTTCAGCGGAGCCATCTGCGCTTCTCGGTCTGCCTGTTCCTGCTGTCGTAATGCAGCAGCAAGTCCGGAGACGTTTTGGAACTCTTGCGCCGCTGCCTGTCGACGCTGATTCTGCATCGCCAGATAGCCCGCAAGTCCTGGGATTTGGGAAAGTACGTCAGCCATCACGCTACCTCACTTTACGGCAAATTAAACACATTACCGCTTTGCCCTGAACCCACTCTAGATTCGCGCTTGTTCAGTAGATCCATGAATTCCGCTGCGTAATCCCGCTGGTTCCCAAATACCGACTGCAAGCCCGCTCCAAGCGCGTTGTACGTGTTCCCGGACGCGGCATTGGCTTGCTGCCCTAGTGGTGCCGCCTGACTCACGCCAAGCTGCCCTGCGCTCGCCAGTTGGTTCCAGCGCGTGTTAAACGCATCCAGACTGCCGCGCGTGGTGTAGTTCTGCATTTCCTGCAACGCGGTCGGATTCAGGATCGGATTTCCGACCTTTGCGGACAACGAACGTGAAAGCGCATCTGACCCCTGCTGCAACGCGCCTTGGAAAATGTCTGAGCCGTAGAACGATGACGGGTTGGCGTTCAGGTTCGCCAACTCTGCCCGGTACGGTGCGCCCATCCCCATGTACTGCGAAGCAAGATCCTTGGCCGCATCTGCCTGCTTATTGGACCCGTACACGCCTAAGCCAAGCCCCAAGCCCTTGCCGATCAGGTCCAGCGTAGACGAATCGACATCGATACCTAGCGTGTCTTTCAGGACTTTGGATAGGCCAGTTTTGGCGGCTTGTTGGGCAGCGGTCTGCGCCAAACCAGCCGCCCCGCCCGTTCCGCCTGCGGTTTGAGCCACATTCCATCCGGCAGAAGCATCCCCGGTAAACCCGGACGCTGCATTCGGATCGAAAATGTCGGATGCCCAATTGATACCATCAGCGATGCCACCCGTCCCGCCCGAAGTTCCGGCAACATTCCACCCGGCTGACGTATCCCCGGTAAACGTGGAAAGCGCATCCGGGTTGAAAATGTCCGACGCCCAATTGATACCGTCCAAGGCCCCGGCACCAGCACCTTCACCCGCAAGCCCGGCCACATTCCATCCCAGGTCAGATACCCCGGATAACGTGCCGCCCTCGCCGATTGCGCCCGCCCATCCGCCGATTCCAGTTTCGCCAGCACCCGCTGCTGCCGCCCCGCCACCAAGAACGCCCATTGACGTGAGCATCGGCAAGCCGCCAGCAAGTGCAACTGCCAACGCAGCCGGTCCCATCCCATCCCAGAATCCGGTCGGGTTGATTCCAAAATAATCACCCTGCGCGAGTTCAGGACGGAAAACGTATTGCCCGTTTTCCACCTTGATCGCGGCCCGTGGATCGGCCATATAGCTATCGAGCGTTAGTCCCGCGCCACCCTCAACGCCGCGTGTGTTGGGTGCAGAGCCGGTCAGATTCGCAAGCACTGATTGCACCTGCTGAGGGGTCAACGTCTGACCCGGTACATACGACTCGAACTCAGCACCAAATCCGGCCGGTAATCCCTGGTCTACACGCCGCTCGATGGCCGCAGGATCGACGCCCTGCCATAGACGAGAAAACTCCGCGAGCCTTCGCACTCGTTCCTGTTCCCGCTTGTCTTCTTGACGTTCGCTCATCGTGTACCCCTAAAGAACCTGCCAGCCTGCGCCGTGCTCGTAAACTAGACTCTGCCCTGCGGTCATCACAGATTTCTTCAATCGCGTCGTCACCGTGCCCGTCGAGTTGTAAACCTGAACGGTCGCCGTAACGCTAACCGTGTCGTGGTTGTAGACGCAGATGTGCTCGATCATTCGCGTAACGTTCGTGTTCACCGGAGACGCGACCGCTGTTACAGCCGTTGCACCACTGGTTGTCTGTACGTTAGATGCCCGCTTGTATTCTTCCGTACCGGACTTGGTTTGCGACAGAACGTCGTAGTAAACGCAGTAGCATTGCGCCTCGTTCGTGGTCACCGCGCCCGCTAGAACGACTTGCAGCGAGATCGTCGTGCCGTCGAGCGCGATCATATCGACCCCTTCGCCACTTCAAGATCAATCGCCTCGATACCATGTGGCCTACTGGATACACCAGAAAGCCCGGTAATCTTGATAGAGATCGCTCTGCCTACGCCAAGCCCGTTAAGTTGCTGAGTTTTCTTGCTCGCATCTATAGTTCTTGGTGTGGAAAAGTTCTTGTAGTTGTTCGTCGACCACGACACGCTGAGATTCAACGTAGAGGCCGCTTGATCCCCAACAATCGATAGTCGGTCAAATCGTTTGAGATTTGACGTTCCTAAATCAATCTCGCCCGTCTGTATCGTTCCAGATGCCGGAGCGGCGGCATTCACAACGGCCTGCGTTGAATCTGAACCGACAAACCGCGACCCGTGCGCAGACGGACTATCAGTCGTGTCCGATTGCGTCATGCCGTATTCAAGCGCCCACGGATGCCACATATTGACGTTTGAATGCCACACGTAGCAGCTCGTCGCATTCGCCCCGGAGGTCACCGCGAGCACCGGCACGCCGTAGGACGACAGCACGTTAAGCCTCGCATTCGTCAAATCCGTAGCCGTCAACCACGCATCAATCGTCTGGTCGGAGATGCGCCGGGGCTTCAGTCCTTCCATCAGGTACACCCCAGGTAGCCCGCGCTCCTTGCCGATAAACGCGACCGTATCGCCGAACTCGCAGTATGCGTACTGGTTCACGCATCCGACGAGCGATGTTCCTCCGATCTCCCGCGATAGTGAACTTCCGGCAGGATTTCCTGTGTTCTTAAACACTTCTATAGAGGACGACGAAAAACCAATGAGATACGGACCATATCGCGCGCATCCAATGCCAAGGTCAGCTATTTCCTGCGTCGAAATAAAATTTAGCGGGCCATAGGACGCGATGTTGTTGATGTCGCTGCCCCAAATCTGACCCGCCGTGTCCATCTGATAGGCGATGCCATCCAACGCCGCAAATCTCCCGGTCGGCACTCGGCTAGGCGTGGCGTTGCCCGGATACTCCGTATCGAGGATCTTCGCAATCGGAGTTCGGGTGATCGTCTGCGAAGGCGGAGAAGCCGTCGCCGCTTGGGAGATCGTGATGGTATTTCCAACAATCGCCGTGATTACCGTGTTCGCAGGAATGTTCGCGTGCGTGACCGTCTGCCCCACGTAAACGCCTGCGGTGCTGACGACGTTCGTGATCGACGTACTGCTGTTCAAGTCGCCCGTGAACGTCGGCGAACCCGTGCCCGCGTCCGAAGCGTAATACCACGCCGATTTATCACTGCTAGAAATCAGCAGAATTGCCACAGACGCGAAGGCTTCGTCAATGAACTTCGCCTGCCCGGTAATCGTCCCCAGGCTCGCGGACGTGTTGTAGATCGTGCTGTTGGTGGAGCCGAATGCGGTAATCGGAAGACCGGACTGATAGCGCCATTGCCGAATCGCCGTCCCCGCACCAGAAGCCGACGCAGGATAGCCCGCCACTGCATTAGACTGCCGACCGTAGACACGCGGCGTAGTGCGCCCGCTAACGCCGTTCTTATAGACCGTGAATGTGCAGTCCTTGAATGACTGATCCTTGCCGGTTCCGTAAAGCGCCGTGTTCGTGGAGTCACGGCTGGCAAGCGATCCGATAAGCGGAATTCTCATAGATCGGAACTCGCCGTGCGGAGTTCGGTGCGCTTAAGCAAGATCGCCGCTTGGATCGAGGCAATGTCCGCTTGCAGCAACGCACGCCGAGCATTCACGTCGCCAAGCTCGTCCTGCTTCTGCTTCAGCGTATCGCGCAGCACGCGAAGTTCTGCCGCCACATCCAACGCCTGATTAATTGGCATGCTTGTTTACCGGCGATGTCATTCAGAATCCCCAGGCTGAAAGTAGAGATTGCTCGTCTCAGGATTGGCATTCCGTGCAATCGCCAGCGCCTCATCTCGCATCGTCTTGAAATACGCCGCACGAGATTCCTGACCGAATAGCCCGCATACGTCCAGAGTCAGCGCCCATCCGAGCGGACGAATCCATACTTGGTCGAAGTCAATATCGTTGCCCGCTGCGTCCAAATCTTCCGGCACGGAACGGTACGTGACGACGATTACTTCGGTCGGGTCGTCAGCGGCGCAATTAAAACGCAGCGTCCCATCGGTCAACGTCTGCTCGTAGTAATAGCTCGTGACCGTGCTTTCGGTGAATTTCTCGGTAATCGCCTCGTAGTCGTTCATCATCATGGATGACAACTGACGATCCCGGTTCCTGTAGTCTCGTCCAAGCATGCTCAGTATTTCAAGCGGTCGCCGCCCCTGATTGGCTGGCGTATACCAGTACACGCGCTGTCCTGCCGCTGCCGCACTCGTAAGCGCCACTGCAACGGTTACGTCAATCGTCGCGCCATTGTCCGTAGGAACTCCGTTTACGGTCGTCCATTGCATGTAGCCCGTATCAAGAAGAATTCCGATCCGGTCGCCGTTCGTAATCGTGCCGTTGTCCACGACGGTCAGCACCGTTTGCCCCGCGGCTTCATCCGCGCTGATCGTGGTAGACCCGTAGCTCGTCGCCCACTTGTTCGTCTCGCCGGTCGCCGTAGTCGTCGGCCCTAAACTGTAAAGCGCCTGCCCCTTTTGCAAGAACAGATACGCGCGCTTAACGTGGTAAATCTGTATGCCTGCCGAGCCGTCCGTAGGGTGCGCGTACTGCTTTACGATGTTGTTCAGACGCCTTGCTACTGACGCAGAAAAATCCGTAAACGAAGACGAAGACGTGGTATCTCCGGGCTGCATTTGCCCAAGGTTTTCCAACGCCTCTTGGATAACGTTGTCTCTCGTCGCGTTGTAGTCGACGCTACCGGATGTCGCCATTACAGATCCCTAATCAGCAACACGTCGCCATCGGCCTCAATGGCAATGCGGCGCTTGCCTTCCTTAAGCCACCGGCAGAAAGCGCCCATATCGTTGAACCACAGACGTTGCGTGGTTCCGTGCTTGTCGTGGTGGACAAAAAACAGCTCACCCTTCATGCCGCGACCTTTGAGCGAATGATCTTCGTCACCGCATCCCACATTTCTTCAATGCCTATGTTCTCCTGACACAGCGCCACGCCAATTGGCCCCTTGGTGCAGGAACTCCAGTCGTAATGCATCATGTGACATGGGTAACAATGGGTTCCACGTGGAACGAGACTCGTGGTGTTTTTCCAGTGCTTCGTCAGGTTCTCAACGCTTGAATGTGAGAGCGTGCAAATCTTAGGAACGGGCAGCATGGAAGCGGCATTGAGCACGCCCGTTTCCGCGCCGATGACAAGGTCCGCATGCGGTAGCAACGCCATCGTTTCTCGGATCGTCCACACGCCAGCACGCTTGAGCACGCGCGGCTCGTTCTCCCATCCCTCTTCCAAAATCTGATCCATGTCGGAACCGGTCAACGCCACCTTGTAGTCGGTGTGCATCATCAGCCGCGCAAGCAACGCATCCATGTGCGGCCATGCTTTGTGAATGGACGATCCGGACAACGAATAGAGGATGAACTTACCGATCTTGGACGACTCTCGACGCGCCCAATCGGCTTCCTGCGGCGAAGGGTAGAACTTGGGCGCAAACACATGCGGCAGATCCGCGATGTCGTGCGTGAATTCCAGATAGTTCTTGTCGAACAACTTGCGCCGCAGATTGATCGGCCACTTGGCCCCAATGCGCGCAGGCTGCGTCAGCAGCGTTCCCTCGACCGATTCCGAAAGGTTGATGAAGCGGTCGTATTTCTTCTCTTCGTTACCCCAAAAGTCGAACAGGTTTTCATTCGGGACTTGGTCCGTGTCCTGAAGGATCACGGCATCGATATGCGGATCGTTCTGCACGACCTCCAACCCGCGAGGCGTGGTGTAGAGCGTGACGTGATAGCCCTCTTTCTTCAGCAACGGGAAGATCGAGGAAGTCATAATCAGATCGCCAAACGCGCCATAGCGGATCACCGCGCACGTCTTGGCAGGCTTCGGTTCGTCGCACGAGTACCGATGCTTCTGACCGTTTAGTTTCTTGAAGACGAGGTAGAAGCTGTACTCGTCGTCGGCATTGCGCTCTTCCTTGCGCAGCAGATCCCATCCGCCAATGTCCTTCATGGCATCGATGATGTCTTGCGGCAGAAAGTCGTGCTTGTGATCCGGGTTGGCCCCAGGCTCACCGCAATTCGGGTAGAACAGTTTGTGCGGCAGGTACAGGCACAGATGCCCGCCAATCTTGACGACTCGCCACCACTCTTTCAGCGCCGCCTTGTAGTCTTGGATGTGCTCCAAGGTGTGCGACGAGAAAACCGCATCGCACGATTGACTCGCCACAAGCGGCAAACTTTCTGCGGACTCTACGGGGAGATTGACTCCACGCATGCCGAAGTGATGCCCGTTATCAACGCCGATGAAATGAGGAAACGTCTTCCACGGGCCACAACCAATATCGAGGACACGACCTCGGGTATACGGCACAAGCTCCCATCGGATCTTGGCTGCTTCGTTACCCTGCGGAGCGTTGATGTCCCAAGTCATGCGTACCCCACATAGAGATCGGGGGGCATTGCGCCCCCCGGTTGGCCGTTAAGCGGTCAGGTCTGCCGGGTATGGCGTTTCAAACTCGACGGTCGCATCCACGACCATCGTCGCACTGTTGGCCTTCGTGCGAAACTCAAGCCAACCCGCCGAAGAGAGCGAAATGTCTTGAGTGAGCGAGGCGACCGTGTTGGCCGTCCCAGTGCCAAATGTTACGGCTCCAACGGAGGTTGTTCCGTTGTAGATATCGTAACCGGCGCTCGCATTGGTCCCGGCAGTGAAGACGATGCCGGTAATGCGTTTGATCTTCATCGCGCAGTGCGTAACGTACTTCAGCACCGGGGTAGAAGCCGTGGTGGCGGGCAGACGAAAGGCGGTGAATTGCCGAACGTTATACTGCGGAGAATCGTAATTAAAGTCAGCCATGATCGCTCCTTAAGCCGCCGAGTCCCATTTAATGACAGTGGCTTCACTCTCCGTAGTCCGGGCAAGCCCGAATCCGCCGAGGTAGTACCAAGCCACACCCTTAGAACGGTTGAAATCCGTTACTTCCTTGAATCGGATTTCCTCCGGCGTATTCACGCCTTCCGCTACCGTGTCGGCCCCGAAGAAGAAAATCCAATCGGAAAGTCCGTTATCCCAAGCGTCCGACGTATTGGTATACGCGCTGAAGGTCGTGCTATTAGCCGCGCCACCACTGGGCACCGAAGTCTGCTCGACGTAGCGGGTCTGCTCGTAACGGCCAATTTCACCGTTGAACACTTGAGTAATCCCGCGCTCGGTGTACTTGTAGAGGTCTTCAAGGTTGTTCTTGAAGGTCCGCAAGGCCGAGTGTCGCGCAATGGCCATGTAATCCTCGCCCGTGTAGGGTCGGATGTTCCGATCCTTGAGGGTATCGGTCATGGATTTAGCGTGCGTGCTATTGAACGCAATGGAGTTCGTCGCCGTCGCCGTGCCGTTTGTGGTCAGCACGAAAGCGGTTGAACTGGTGCCCACGGCTCGCAGAACGGTGCGATTGAATTGCGCATGACACAGCGCATCCAAGTCGCACTGCGAGTCGTACTTGAGCACATCCATGATCGGCTTGCGCACGCTGATTTGTGCGAGCTTTTCGAGCTTGCCGGTATACGGGACGCTAAAGCCGCGCTCGGAAATCGTGAGCGTGCCTTGCAGTACCGTGGTGTTCCCTTGCGGGATGGTCGACGTTTCCGCGAGGGTACGGTCGCCGCGAGACATCATCGGCACCAGATCCCACGTGAAGGTTTCACCGCTGCGCTTCGTATTCCAGGCGTTCTTGATGTCCGCGTACTGGCGGAATTTCTGGGTCGCCATATTGCCCTTGAGAAGCTCGTCGGTAAGGTTCTTACCGTCGAACAAGCCCCCGAGCGAACCCGTAGCAAAGATTTGACCAGACATGATAGGTCTACCCTACTGGTTGCCCCCGCGCCGTTCGTAACTGATTCAGGCGATCTTCGCGGGATAGTGGTTTATCCGGTTCCGGTGCAGCCACTCGTGCAGCAGCAGTCGGAAGGTTCACTATGTTGTCCTTGCGCGACAACTTGGCATCCAGGCCACTGGTAGGCTGACCGGATTGCGGCGTTGAACTTGATGGCGTCTGCGTGGTAACAGGTTTGCCGATCGCGTTCCGAAACTCTGCCTCCAGATCGGAGTAAAAACGATTCCAATCTGAAGGCGGTGATTTGTTTAGCTTATCACGTTCCAGTACTAATGCAAGTTTTACTAATACTGGATTTTGCAGAATGTCCTGATTGCGTTGCGCGAATTGTTGCGCCGCCGTGTTCTGCTGGATCTGCGTCATCACTTGAGCCGCAACTTGATTCGCGTCCACTTGCTTAGTGTTTGACGCCAGAATCTCCTGCAACGCCTGCGCGGCTTCTTCCGGCGTTCCGAATTGGATCTGCTGCACCTTTTCCTTCAGCAGTTCTTCAGGCGGCTTAACCGGCTCCTTAGGCTTTGCAGACTCAAACATGACCCGCGCTTGCTCCAGCAGCTTGGCCATCTCCTGCTTTTCATGGTTGGCCTGAGCAAGCCGCTTCTCGGCGGCTTTATGAATCTGGTACGCAGCCACGCCGCCCAAGGCATCCACATCGGCCTTGGTTACGCTCTGCTCCTCCCCATCGATCTTGACCGTCACCATCTCGGGTTCAGACGTAGCGGTAGGTTCAAGCGTCGGCGCTTTAGGCGCAGGATTCTCGGCTACAGGCTGCTCTGCGGGCGTGTCCTCGGACTCTTCGCGGATGTACTGGTCCATGTCCTCGGGCTTGTTTCGCAAGGCTTCCAGCTGCGCCATACGGGCAGAATGGTCGACCGTAGGCATGGCATCTTCAGGAGCATCCGATTCAGAACCAACCGGATCGGTCGATGCTTCCGCCGCCGATTCTGCCGCTGCTGCTGCTGATTCAGCCGCCATTTCACGTTCACGCGACCGACGTTCTTGCTGCGCCTGCTTCCGCTTATCGCTCATCGAGCTTCCTCATCATGTTGCAAACTTTGTAGGGCTTGTTCGCCCTCGACCACCAATCCACGCAGCCAGCCTTCAAACGATTCCGCACGCCAAATAATTGCCTGCAATTCGCGGATACGCTTGCTGTCCTCCGGATTCACGGTCTTAAATTCTTCCTTGGCTTCCTCGGCTTCCTGAATCGCAAGGCCGATCACGACTTTTCCAAGATCCGAGCGCAAAAACTTGTCCGCGTCATCGCCCAAAATGGCTTCCGCGCTCAACGTATCGACATCAGTCATCTATCAGCCCAAGCAAGTTGATAACGATAAATTCCTCGTCCTCGGTGTCCTCGACGGATTGGACGACCACAGGGCGCGGGATAGGAATCGCCTTCCTGACCTCTTGCACAAGGTCTTCGCGCACCGCGAAGTCCGAGAAACGGATGACCTTTGGCTTTTTTTTTTTGCCCTCTGCCAAGATGCAGAGCCGGTCGTTTCTTCTTCCGGTAGGGAGTCGCCTAGTTGCACACTCGGAGCAACCGCAGCAATCGCTATGGCAGCGGCAGGGATCGTGATCGTCTTACCTGCCGCAATCGTCGGAGCCTGGGCTGCAATCGCCACATCCACGGACGGCACATCGACCGTAACACCGACGCCAGCGCCCGCAGAAACGGTCGGCGCAAGCGCAGCGATTGCCACATCCACCGCAGGAACGATTACGGACTTGCCAGCCGATACGGACGGCGCGACCGCTGCTATGGCGATGTTTGCCGCAGGAATTGTGGCCGATGCACCTACGCTGATCGACGGCGCGACCCCTGCAAGCGTAATGTTCGCAGCCGGAACTGAGATCGATTTGCCCGCTGCAATGCTTGGCGCAACGCCTGCAATCGTGATGTTTGCTGCGGGCGCATTGATCGTGACGCCACTTGCGGTCGCAACCGCAATCGGCATCGGCACATCCGCATCCGACCCCGCGACGAGCGACCCATCCCATCCGGTCGTCGTGCCCTTGTAGGCCAGCCACTGATTGTCGAAGCGATTCGTGCTCACGACTTAGCCCCAGGCGAATTCAAGGAAGCCGCCGAACAGCGTGTTACTGTTGTTTGACGCGTGACGGATCAACGTTAAGCAAGGCAACGCGCCCGCAGTTTCCGTAATCCGGCGCATTCCACCTGCCTGCGAGGGTGTCGTGCGCTCAACGGATTGATTCGCCAGCACCCCCATGAACATGATCGGCTTGTAGATGATCCCCGCAAGCACGCCAGAAGTAATGGTGCCGGTAATGATGCATGCCTCGATTTGCCGAACTCCGGTATCTGGCGAGGCCAAGCGAATCATCGGACCATCTTGCACCGGCAGCATGCGTCCGGCTGTTGCTGCGGTCGTGACAGTGATCGCGCCCGTGGAGTTGGCCGTGTTCCCCGCCTGATCCGTGTACGTGATTGCAATCGTGGGGGCTGTGCCGCCGACTAGGTTCGTCGTCACAACGAGCGACATGCAAAGCCCTTCACCGGTCGTCCACCGAGGAAGCGCCGTTGTAGATATGTCTTGGCTCGTTCCCGTCGCCGCTGCGATGCTGCCAGCACCCACCAGTAAATCGACCACGCCGAATATTTGGTTATGCAGCACGTTCGCTAATGCGTGCAGCGACACATTCGTCAAATAGCAATGATCGCTGCCGCCGATGTTTGCCGTTCCGGGCGACACCATCGAACCGACCGATGATCCCGTGAAAGCACTTCCTCCAGGGATCGCGCCAAACGATCCCGCTGTCGGCATTCCCGCAATAGCAAACTCGCACTGCCATGCATTACTGGCTAACGCATTGGATGCTTTCAAAAACGAAACCTGCGCCGACTTCCCCGCATTCATCGCGGTGACAATCTGATCCCACGAGGTAAGCGCACCCCGCATGCGCTTCATCGTTCTGATCACATCGGCATGATCCGAGATACGACGCGCAATCGGAGCCAGCACCTCCGCTCCGTATCTTCCGTGCGATACTTCCCGCGCCGTGCGTTCGTACTCCACGCTCTCACGCAGCGCCAAATCCAACGGGCGACGATAGGCTGGATTTACGTACAGACCACGCTCGCGCGTCATGTAGCCAAGCTCGCCCATGCCCTCGATGCCCCACGGCACAGGAGCGCACTTGCCCTGCAATCCGCTGGCGACCTTGCGCAGTTCGTCGAGAATCATGAGTAGACGAACTCCAGCCACTGCAAGATTATTCCCGTGCTCGTTGTAGAGGCGAGCACGAACGATCCGACGAATGGCAATTCACCGCCGACCGCCGAGGTCAGTTGCTTGATGCCTGACAATTGCGCAGGCGTGCTGCGTTCGTTCCAGAGGTTGAGCGTCATCGTCGGACACACGACCAGAGGCTTGTAGATCAGTGCCGCCATAACACCCGACCCCGTCATCGACGCCGACAGAATGCATCCTTCAATCGTGCGTACGCCATAGTCGCCGGTCGCAAGGCGGATCATTGGGCCATCCTGCACCGGAACGAGACGCCCCGTCGCTGCGCCCGTAGTCAACGCAATCGCGCCGGTACTGTTCGCCGTGTTTCCGGCTTGGTCGGTGTAGCTGATCGTGATATTTGCCGCTGTCGCCCCGAGCGCCGCCGTTACCTCCAGCGTCATCGCCAGCCCTTCGCCTGAAGTCCATCGCGATAGCGATGTCGTGCTGATGTTCTGCGACGTGGCCGATGTGGCGAGAATGTTGCCCGCTGACACCAGCACATCGACGTACATGTGAACGTTTGTGCCGGTCACATGGTTGGCGACTGCGTTGGTCAGGTACAAGTGATCCGAGCCGCCGATGGTCACCGGAATCGGCACCGCGCCCGTCGTCGCACTCGTCATGCGTCCGCCGCCCGGTATGTTGCTGTAACTCGCCGCTGCCGGAACGCCAGCCGTGCGCACGAACGACGACCAGTTATTAGCGACGGTCGTCTGCGATGCTTTGACGCCGAAGTAGTCGAAATACTGCCCATTCCCGCGTGCGTCGATCACATCGTTGAACGAGGTAATTGCCCCTCGCATCTTCTTGATCGCGCGCACGGCATCGGTCGTGTCCGATACCCGCTTTGCTGCGGCCAGCAATGCCTCGGCAGGCAATCGCCCGTTGCTCACATCCGCCGCGAGCAAGTCAATCTTGGCTTGATCGCGCAGCATGGAGGCAATCGGATTGCGATACGCCGTGTTGACGTAGACGCCGTGATCCGACGACAGATGCCCCACCGGACCAATCCCCGGCCACACCAGCGGCACGGGCGCAGTCCTTGGTTGCAAACCGCGAGACAGTTTTTGCAATTCCTGAAGTATGTTCATGCTTCGATGGCCGTCCGAACGTCTACCAATGCGTCCGTAATCAGGTTGATCGCGTCCTTGTCACCGTGGATGACCGCAGCCGCGGCGAGCGTTAGCTTTTCGTTCAGCGCCAGCAAGACCGGGTCCGGCACCTTGGAATCCTGCTCGACAATCGGCTTCGGTTCCTGCGCCTCGGCCGTCCTCGGGTCATCTAGAACGCTCGGCGCAAGCTCCCAGAATTGATGTTCCCACCAGCCATCCGCCCTCGGGTCATCCACCTTGATCAGTTCGATCCCGTACTCGTCGCCCACTTCCTGCACGCAATACGTGATGCTGTTGTCATTGGTTCCTGCCTTGCGCACGATGTCACCGACTTGGAATGTCATGCTGCCTGCCTCTCAGTACGCGCCACACTCACGCGCGAGTGCTTGATGTTGTCCGCGACGTGTTGCATCAGCCCATCGCCCTCCAGCACGTACCGATACGATTGGGTGTCGCTCACATGCCGCAGAAGGTCTTGCATCTGGAGAATGAGATTCTTCGTCGTCTTGAACGACCGCCCGTAGACGCTCACCTCGATCTCGTTCGGATCGTCGTTAGGATGTGCTCCAGCGTGCTGACGATCACGAAAAGAACAATCCATACCAAGCACCCGGAAATTGCGGTAGCCCAAAGCACTACCGACAGAAAGCGCACGAGTCCCGACAGTGGTGCCACCAAGCACCAGCGCAGCGCCCTTGTCCACGCTCGCCACATACGCCGCCTCATCGTCGGACTGGTCAGAGTGCCACAGCACAACCTCGTAGCCCTGGAGCGCATCAAACACCGCAGGGTCGCAGCATGACGCGATGAAATACGTGCAGTCCTTGTGCGGCCTCTGGAGGAACTGCGCCTTGTGCGCCCTCGGATCACACTCCACATGCGCGCGAGGCACGATGCCCGCATCGAGCAGCACATCATGCGCGCCACTCACGCTCCACACGTCACCCGCCGCAGACTCCAACGTATCCGCCAAGCTTGGCCCGTAGCAGCACAGAACCATCTCCCGGCCATGCGCAGGCAGCACCGGCAGCGTGTCAAGGCCACGCAGCAACGCCGAGCGGATGTTGACGAGTCGCGCGTCGGCGTCGAGGCAGGGTTTGAAGTGGATGGTCATCAGGCGACGGTAAACGTCACGATACCGGACGCATTCCAGATGATTTTAAACTCTGTGGTGTCACCGGCAGACTGCGAACCATCGAGATTGATGTACGCCACAGGCGGATCGTTCGCGTCCGTGTCGTTGTAGATCAGCGCATGACTCGCCGTGATGCTGCCACCGCTCGCGGTCCACGTCACATCGCCCGCGTCGAAGGTCGCATCATTCGTCGTCACCGTCGTGACGGTAACGCCGGTTAGCGTCTTGGCGTTCTGCGTGTAGCCGAATGCCGTAGACACCTGCGTTGCGCCCGATTCCGCACCCGCCTTCGTCGTGGCAGTCGCGTCAAACGTGAACGCGGTATAGAGGTTGATCACGTAGCTGTCGCCGACCGCGAAGCTGCCATCAGCGAACTTCGCTGCGGTGTGGTTGTAGAGGCTGATCGTCACTGCCATGTTTACTGCTCCGTCAAAGTTTGGTACGTGCCATCGTCGTAATTCACCGTAAGACCAACGCGCTTACCTTCGCGCTTGTTCACGCTGTATCCGGTCATTTTTTTCTTCTTACCCAACTGCTCGACGTTTCCAGCCACAGCAATCAAACCTTTAACAAGTTCCTCCATCGATGCCTTCATCCCGCCTAAATCTTCGGAAACATCGACAGGTTTTAGCGTCTCCATCTTCTGACGCATTTGCGTGATCGTGTCTGCAATCTGCCCCGTCACTTGCCCAATTTGGTTGTCTGTTGACTGAACGGACATCGACTCGCGCTCTGACATCTGCATCTCGTGCGCTTGCTTCATCTGCTCGTTCTGGATGCGTTGCGCTTCGTGCGCGATCTTGAGCTTGGCCTCTTCGATCTTTGCCGCCATCTCAGCAACCTTCATCTGAGATTCGGTCGATTGCCCTTCGGCCTCAACCATGATCTTCATTCGCTCAAGTTCAAGTTCGGCCTGCGAGACAGCTACCTCTGCCTGACGAATCGCCAAATCACCCTGAATGCGCTGATAGTTGACTTGGATCTCCGCGCCCTTCGTACGCTCGTTGCTGGCGATCTCCATTTGCTTCATCTGCGCCTGCGCCTGCAAGTCCATCTGCTTGCCATTCAATGCGCCTTGCAACTGCTGGATCATCTGCTGCGCCTGCGCGAGACGCGGATCACCCTGACCGACAAAACGCGAACCTTCGCGAAATCCAGCGTAGGTAAATATTTCCTTCACGACCTCTTCCACATTGATTCCCGAAGGCGCTTCTGCAATGATCTTGATCGCCGCCGTCACTGCGCCAACGAACTTCTGCAAGCGGGCTTGCGGGTCCGTCGCGCCTTGGCCAACGTTCACAGTGAGAAACACTTCCTGATTCAGCAGGTCGTCGGTGACTTGCGAGATGCCGAATCGCTGAAATAGCTTGGCCTTCTTGCCCGCAATGGCGAGTACGTGTTGATCCGTCTCATACGCCTGCTCAAGCAACACCATTTGCCGCAGCGTAGGCTCGACCCACGTTTCAATAAACGTCCGCAACAGGTATTCGGTCATCACGGATGCGCCCTGAGCGATCATCCGCATACCGCCCACTGTCTCGTTCAGGGAGCGATTCGATTGCACCGACGAACCGGAAAAGTTGCCCACCAGTTCATCGAAATCGACGTTGAGCCTATCCTGCTCCATGTAGGCCGACGACGTGACATCAGGCCAATTCGATTCCTGCACGTCCGTCTTCGGATCGTTCATGAACGTGACACCACCGGGCACGTTCCGCAGGAGCGATGCGGTGTCGACTTGGCGTCCACGAGCGACAAACCATCGCTTGTTCAGCACGAGCTTGACGTTATCAAGCCGCTGATTAGCGATCTCGTTGACTTCCACTTGAAGCGGTCGAGATAGCTGCGCCACGCCATGCGGCAGTGCCTTGTGCGTCTCGATGATGGCATTGCCGATGACGTAAGGGCGCACACCGTGGAAGTACACTTCCTCAATTGGCTTGGGGTCCGTCAGCATTTCTTCTTTGCCAAGCATGAAGAAACACTTTTCCCCATCAGGCTCGCGCAGGAACACCTTCAGCACGTACACCAGCGAATAGTCCGTGATCGGACGATCCATGTCGGTGTGCGGGTCTAGTTGCCCCTTACCCTCTCGGAGTCTGCGCGTCGTGTCCGTGGACATGACCGACTCCGGCAACGCACGCTGAAAGTATTCGTCTCCCAGGTTCTTCCACTTGGGCCTGCCTGTCTTGTCGTCCGTCTGCTTCATCATCGTTCGAACGTCAGTGACGTACATCGGGATAATGTCGATGAAGAACGGAGACGTGCCTACCGGGTCAATCCATGACGCCGCAGGATCGATGCGGATGTTCTCAATTGGGCGAAGATCGATACACGGGCGATCCTTGACGACGCGATCCCCGAGTTTCTTGTATTCCCAATAGTTGTAGCTACAGACCACGCCTGTCGTCTGCGCATCCTGCAAGGCACCCATGCAGGTCTTGAACCACGGGATCGACTTGTTTAGCCGGTATTGCAGCAACGCCTTAGTCGCCTCGGCAGAAGCTACCGCATACGCATTGTCCTCATCGTCCGCGCTTACAAGTACAACATCCTCATTCGCAAACAAGGCAATGCTCGCAGCCGCCTCGTTCTTGCGAATAATCGTGCGCGTCTTCGGGCGAAATATCTTCGACCGTGCCTTGTAATCTTCGGCAAGGTACTTCGACCCAGGTGCATGCTCGTTTTGGAACGCACGGATGCCGTACTCCCAATGCTTGCGGTAGTTCTGGTCGACGTAGGTCGTCGATGCGTCGAATGCGTCTTGTGCAGCTTTGAGATAGTTCATACTGCCTTCCAGCGCCTCACGGCGTTAGGGGTGTAGCGGGCGCATCACTGCGTTGCGCTACGGTTCTTGCGTTCTATGGTCCTGCTATTGCCCTCGTCAACGCCACACTGCGCGGCGCTTCGTAGTTATAAGCACCGATGGTCGGATTGATGACGCTCATGCGTTTCCCGTTCATGTGCCGCGCTCCGGCGAGGTAGGTTGCGGCTCCGATGAGGGGAGAACCCTCGCGGGGACGATAGCCGGAGTCGAGGAGAGGATCTTCATCGACCGTGCTGTTAGCACCCTGAGATATGCCGGAATAGGCAGTGTCCGATCCAAACACCCAACTGAAGTCCTCATCGATACTTGGATTCGACCCAAATGAGTATCCAGTCTGGCAGTCTATGAATACGTTGTTTCGAGCCGTCACACTCCCGGTAAGCGCATCGGTTCCAATTCGGGTAATCCCGATCTCGCATCGAACAAACGTGTTGTTGAGAAAGCGATTGGCGAATTCGACATTACGACCGAAACTACCTCCCCGGTAGCAGTCAGTGACCACGTTGCCTGAGTACGTGGCGCTGTTGCAATCCCAGAATGCTAGGGCCGTTCCGCTGTTGTTTATCCCCGTGCTCACAAGGTCGCTAATTCGGTTGGAAAAAGCCGCACCACCTTGCGTTAGGTTGTCAAAGAAAATGCCGTTTCCGTCGATAGGGAATCCACCTTGATAGGCGCTCAATACCGTTCCGCTGCGGACGGACCTGATGTCGTTGTCGTATATTCTAGGATTGATATTCTTGGCCGTCTGAATCCCAGCGCCAGAAACGTACACCGAATCGACGACGTTGTTATGGCACTCCGGGGCGGTAAACCCGCTGAACGAGATTCCGCCCAGAGCACCAACAGACGTGCCGGCAGGCACACCATTCCTAGCAACAGTATTGCCTCGGATCACCAATCCCTTGGAGTACAACACAATCGGCGTAGTCGTGTCGGCTTGCCCAGACCGAATCCACATCCCGCCACCACTATCCGTGATGGTGTTGTCCTCAATCATCACGCCATCGAAAGTGCAAGTATCATAACCGGACGACTCTACGCTGATGCGTATGCCGAGGTCTGCACACCGCTCCAGTTTGTTTCGACGGACAATGTAATTGCTCATCGTTAGGCTTGCGGAGTTTGGTAGATGCGATATGCCTCGCCCGTTCGATCCCCTCGTGCCACCTATATCGTGAATGTAGTTATCTTCGATGACAACGTTCTGGAATGCAATCGATGAGTCAAGAGAAATACCGCCACTCCCCCCGCTTATGTCACATCGTCGAATAACAGGATTCTGAGCGAGGTTTGTATACACAACACTTCCGAGCGAGCCAGTTCTCACGATAGTTAGATCCTCGGTCGTCGTGTAGTTTCTTCCTGGGTAATAGTTCGCCCCATCAAGCGCAATTACCCCTGGCGCATATTCGCTCGCACCAGAAATGATTGCTGGCGCAGTGATGCTGGAAGCTCCGTGTGCGCCGACAGTGAGCGAACCGCCAGATTGCGTGAACGTGCCGTGCAATATCAGGGTGTCACCGCCGATCACGCCGCCAGCACCCCACACAATTGAAGCCCATCCCTGCCACGCATTCGCGTAGCTGATCCCTGCGTTTGTTCCACCGTGGGATGCATCAGGTCTAACGTGCCAAGTTGCCATCGCTTACCCCACCATCCGCACGCTGCGGCCATCAGCCACACTACGAGCCTCGTAATACCCATGCGCCCCAATCGTCGGCGATACCACGGACATCCGTTTGCCGCCGTAGTGGCGTGCACCGGGGATGTAGGTTGCGTTATTACGGCAGGGTGAGGCGGCAGTGGGGCGGTAGGCCGAGTCTAGGAGGGGGTCGAGTAGTATCCCGTTTGCGCCGGTCGTACTTACATTTTCGCGTGCCCCGCCGCCGTTCCCATACACACAGTTGTAGTCGTCGTCTATTGTGTAGCTCGGGCTGGACGACGAAATGCCGTAACCCTCGTTCAGAAGAAATATGTTGTTCCGAAGGTAGTTGCCCGTGCCTCCCGATGCCGCGCGGAATCCCTGCTCACCGTTCAACGCAATCGTGCTGTTGTATAAACTGGTGTTTTTTCCCGCCAGAGCGTAGACCCCCTGCTTTGCGTTACGGACTGACACAATTCCAGAAAGTATTGCCGCCTGGGAAATATGAGTTGTCCACCCTGCCCCTTGGTTGTCTCGGGACACGCAGCCGACATAGGTTGCGAACTGCGTAAGATCATCGGTTCCGAATCCGTGACCCTCGTTCCCATCGCTGTCGATGGTGCCCCATACCTCGCATGCGTCAAAGCGAGCGTTTACCGGAAGGTAAGCGGCATATACCCCCGCCGCACTTGGCGCAGCACCTACGTTTATTTCAAGAGTGTTGCTTCCACCGGTATAAAACTGACCCGCACTCGGAGGACTTGAAGCAGTGGGAGTAAGCCAAAAATATCCGTTCTGATTTGCGCAGTACACCGCAAGCCATGTAGTGATTGTCGTCTGAAACAATGCAGTTGTACTGATTGTGGCTTGATATGCTCCACCACTCGTCGCTGTCCACGATCCAGCAGAGGCGACCAACGCCCGACTATGTGATGTGCCTATGCCATGAGACGGAGACGTAAGCCCGTTATTCCACGCTCGGCAGTTGCGTATGAGTACATTTTGCGTGTTATCCCGTACCTTAATGCCGTGTCCGTTGTTATCGAACGCATCGCATCCGTCGATGATGACGTTTGAGATTAAGCCGCCATCTTTCGCACAGCCAATGCGAATACCGTCTTTCCCGCCCTGATTTAACTTGTTTGTTTCATATGCTCGACAACCCTCGATCAATACATTACTGATCGTGACTCCAGACTGGGATTCCACTACGATGCCATCAGCAGGCGTGTTCGTCACATCAAGATCACGGATGATAAGTCGCCCGCCGCCGCTTACCTGCTTGACGTAAATCGGGTTGTAGTTGCTTTCCCCGCCAGAGAGTATCGGATTAGCTCCTTCCCCATACGCATCAATGAGTGTCACTAAGCCGCCATTGATCGTAACGTTAAGCCGAGTGCCCGACGTTAGAACCTTGGATGTACCGCGCTTTACCCGGATTCGATCCCCGGACGTTATCGATGACACAAATGGAGCGAAACTGTTGTACGGTGATAATTCCGTCCCTGTGCCGTTGCTCAAGGCAGCTAGGTCCACAAAGTATTCAGCCATCGCTTACGTCGCCAACGTCGAGCCAGCACCAAGCTGTACGAGCAGCGCCACAGATCCCGTCGCACTGGCCTGGAAGTCCAGATACGCACCCGTCGCACACGAAATCCCAATCCCGCCGAAGTGATACACACCAACCGCCGTAGCGGCGGGAATAATAAACTTGAGAGTGCCCGCGTCGGTCAGCCCATCGTCGACGTGGATTGCTGCCGTAGCTGTCACCACCGACACGACGTAGCCGACGATTCGGCATGGGCCGGTGACTTGTAGGCCGTCGGCCGTACGGACGACGCAGAGATCGGCGGGGATGCTGCTGTTGACTACATCAAAGTCCGAATCCTGGCCCGGAGTGATCGCCGCGTCAGCAACCGGCAAGTGGTCAACGATTTCCCCGTCATGAGTCCTAATGCCCGCCATTTGGTTGCCACCTTTCCGCTATGCCATCCACGTGGCGAACCGTCTCGCCCGTATTCAACCCTCGGCGCAGATTGCACCGCTCCAGAAACTCACCCGCCGCAAACTTCACCTTGCGCTTGAAAATCGCCGCGTCATGGT